GCTTAGAGAGTTAGTAAAATCACAAACTGCCGAAAGGGAGGGGATTAATAATAATCCTAGTGAGGCACAAATCGAAGCGTTACAAAGATTATGCGAAAACATTTTACAACCAGTCCGTGACCATTACGGAATGCCTGTAACTGTGTCAAGTGGTTTTAGATCAGCACAATTATGTACAAGAATTGGCTCATCTATTAATTCACAACACGCAAGTGGCCAGGCTGCGGACTTTGAAATCTTTGGTATTTCAAACCAAGAATTAGCACATTGGATTGATAAAAATTTAGACTATGACCAAATGATATTGGAGTTTTGGACTCCTGACGATCCAAATAGCGGATGGGTTCATTGTTCTTATAAGAATCCTGAAGAAAATCGAAAAGAGTTTTTAAGAGCATACCGTGATGAAAACGGTAAAACAAAATACGAAAAATACTCTTACATTAAATACAACAATCAGGAACCTACAAAAGACGAATTAGATAATATGATGATGGACAAGGGCATTTAAACCTTGACATTTTCTATATTATGTGTTATATTACTATATTATGAGCAAATTTAATTTTATTGAAATAGACAAGACATTATTACCAGATACAAAAGGTAGAAGAATAGACGGTCATAGATTTTACGAGATTGAAGGTAAAAACTATCCGTCTATTACTACTGTTTTAAACATTAGAAAAAGTGAAGGACTTAAAGAGTGGCGTAAGAACGTAGGTGACGGCGCTGCTAATTGGGAAATGAGAAGAGCCGCTAATCGTGGTAAAGCAACTCACACATTAGTAGAAGAATACTTAAAAGGTGAAACACCTAGTGAAAGAGGTGTATTACCTTTAGGACTATTTAAACTTTTAAAACCATACGTAGATCAGATTAACAACGTACATTGTTTAGAAACAATAATGTACTCAAATAAATTAACAATTGCAGGTCAGGTCGATTGTATTGCAGAATACAACGGTGAATTATCAGTAATTGATTTTAAAACAGCAAATAAAGCAAGAGAAGAAGGATGGATTGATAATTACTTCTTACAAACTACTGCTTATGCAATTATGTATGAGGAGATATTCAAAAAACCCATTAATCAAATTGTAGTATTAATTGCTGCTGAAGACGGTACAGTTGCTTGTTTTAAGAAAGATAAGAAAGAATTTATTGAACCTTTAGCAAAGGCAATTGAAGACTTTTATAAATATTATGAAGAATTAAATAAAGGAAAAGTCAAAAGTACGAAATAATTTAAAGAGGTGATTTACAGTACCTACTTGCGACCTCAACAGCTAAAGGGAACAATGAAAAAAATAATAATAGTTTTAAGTTTATTATGTGGAATTGCATATGCTGAACACGGTGTTGACGAAAAACATTATGAATTATATTGGCAACAAATACCAGCAGTATGTGGCAAATCAAGTATAGTACAAGAGTATATTGAAGACAAAGGTTTAGAACCTGTTTATATGAGTTTAGGTAGAGCAGGAAGTAAACCAGATGGTGAACCTGTTTATATGGTAACAACATATGAAAAAGATGACCAAGTTTTAGTTACTGTTGACTTACCAGGTGCTCAGGAAACTTGTATTTTATTTCACACTTACAACAAGAGTGAAGTAAAAATGAAAATTAAAAAAGGTGTATGAAAACAATATTAAGTATTTTGATTGCAGGATTATTGATAACTGCTTGTAGTATAAAAGAACCAAGATTATCTTTTGGTAAAAAATGTATGGTTAAAGATGACAAAGTTGTCTATTCATATGTTTGGGTATGGGATAAAAGTGTTGGTTTAACTGCTACAGAAGCAGATTGTGAATATATTGTAACACACAATTAAATAGAATTTGACGTTGAAGGTTAGATAATAACTAGTGAGGACGTGGGTGCAATACCCACCACCTCCACCAATTTAAAACACATAGATGTGTGCTTTGAGGGGGTGAGTAGATTCGACTGCTACTAAAACTAACTGGAGTTAAATCGCTGATGTCGTAACATCAAACTATAAATGCTAACGAAAGTTATGCACTAGCGGCTTAAGTCGCTGGGGTTTGCCTGTACCTTGCAACAGAAACAGGCATAAATAAGAATGCTATAACACACAAACACAAACAAAAGGAGTAAATTATGGCAACAACATCAAAAAACGCTTATGAAATAAGAAGCGATCTATTAGGTCTTGCTAAAGATTTAGCAGACTTCAACTATTATGCTAAAATACAAGAGTACGAATATTCAATCAGAAAAGACGGCGATCAAGTAGTACAAGAGTTTAAAGCTCCTACTTTGAAAGCAGAAGACATCATTGAAACAGCTAAAAAGTTCAATGACTTCGTAACTAACGGTGATACATTGAAAGAAATGCAAGGTTTTGGTCAAAAACTTTACGAAGAAGGTTTAAAAAATAGTAAACCATTCGCAGAAGCATATCAAAATACTGTTAAGGCTTTCTTTCCACACCTAAACAGTCAAAGTAAGTAATATGTGGCCTTACAATTATTGTGAGTGGAAACAAATCACTCACGGTCTTAGTAAACCTAAAAGTTACTGGAGAAAGCACAAATCATTTATATTGATGTGTACAATTCCATCAATAACTTTAATTTGGCTATTATCTTTAGTAATCTAAAGGTAATAAAGGGTGGTGAACGCTAGCGGTAGTAACCACCCTTTACAAATCAGTAAAAATGTGATATAGTATTATATTATGAACAGCAAAGAATTTTCACTTAAAATAGAATCAATAGTCAAAGAAAAACGCATAACATATATGGATGCTATTATATGGTATTGTGATACAAATGACCTTGATGTAGGCACAGTCAACTCAATGATTAACAAATCATTGAAAGAAAAAATCAAAGACGAAGCAATCAATTTACGAATGTTGAAAGAGAAAAAGGGTGGTGTCTTACCATTATAAGTATGTATGGAGGGTTTGATGTATTTAAAGTCTATCTGGCAGTTAAATTACATTTTACTACCGATTATGATTTCTTTGAATATGGTGGTAAAGTTAATTGCAAGTTAGATACATTTACAAAAAGAAATGATAGATATTTTTTTCATAAACTTAGCACAAAATATAATAAAGATGAAATATTAGATTTCTTTGTTGCTAATTTTTGTGAAAATAGTAAAAAGTGGATAGGAAATTTATTACAAAATGATGGACGAGAAACATACCTTAATTATAGAAAAGTTAAAGACAATTTCAGTTACCATTTTCGAAACGATTGCATTAATATTTGCAATGACTTTGATGTTAAGCGCTTTTCTTTTAATGATGGTTTTGAGTGCTTTGGCGGACAACATCCTAGATTTTTACGATTACTTATTCAAAAGAAATTATCGCTACAAACCGCAATCGTGTTTAACGAAGTCATATCGTTTATCAAAAATTGGAATAAACAAATTGATGAAAAGGTTGTATGGCCTAAAATCGCATTTACGATTACCAGAATGAAACCTTTTGTAAATTATAATATGACAGAATGTAAATTAATTTTAAAAGAGGTGTTTATAAATGGTTAAGAGAGTATTTTGTATAGGTAACGGTGAAAGTAGAAAAAGTTTTAATTTAGAAAAATTAAGACCACACGGTAAGATATACGGTTGTAATGCTTTATATAGAGATTTTAAACCAGATCATTTGAGTGCAGTAGATCACGGTATTATGCACGAAATTTATAATTCAGGTTATTGTGAAAACAATCCTACTTTGTTTAGAGATTGGACTAGAGTGCCTGGTATAATGTATGACCATATACTTACAGCAGGTAAAAACATTTCAGACCAAGATTTTGAATTAATTAAAAAAGAAGAAGTTATTAAATCAAATGAACGTGGCAATTGTCAGGAGTTTGTAATGCACGGTTCAAATCTTGCAGGTGTTGTAGAAGTATTAAAAAGAAACAAAGACCGTGAAAAGAAAAATATTAATCATACATCAATACACGTAAGTTGGGTTACTGAGTCAGATAAAGTAACATCAATAAATGATATTATGTCACCTAGAGATAGAGGTTGGGCTTGTGGTGCAACATCTGGATATGCAGCTATACATTATGAAAAACCAGATGAATTGTTTATGATAGGACACGATTTAGAAAGTTTAGATGGTAAATTAAACAATATGTACAAAGACACAAAATACTATGGTTTATCTCAAGCGAGTAAAACACCTAGTGTCAATTGGATACGTCAATGGCGTGAATTAATGACAGAAAACCCTAAGATACAGTTTATAAAAGTAAATCCTCAAGCAGATAGTTGTAAAGACGCATTAAGTGTTCCTATCAAAGAATGGGACAAACTGAATGTGAAGTACATAGATTATACCACACTTGACAAAATGCTAGGATTGTGATATATTGGTAATATGTTTGACGGTTTAATTTATAAAACATTATATAAGATTGAAATACTAAAAGAAAAAATTAAGATATGGTATAAAAGTCTTATAAATAAAAATGATACCGAATAATACAGGTAACACAAATACAACGAATACAAGGAGAATACAAATATGGATTTTGAAACTTTAAAATCTTCATCTAGCAACTTTGATAAACTTACAAAGGCGTTAGAATCAAACCTCAATCCTGAGGATCAAACAAACAAAAACAAATACCAAGACGACAGATTTTGGAAACCAGAGTTAGACAAAACTGGTAACGGTTATGCTGTTATTAGATTTTTACCTGCTGTAGAAGGCGAAGAATTGCCTTGGCAAAGAGTATGGTCTCACGCATTTCAAGGACCTGGCGGTTGGTATATTGAAAACTCATTAACAACTTTAAATCAAAAAGATCCTGTAAGTGAAGAAAATACAAGACTATGGAATACAGGTGTTGATAGTGATAAAGAAATTGCTAGAAAA